AGACCAAATGTATTCTTTGTACCTCTTGGTTTAAAACATGAAATGGTGACAGCAGGTATTGTAAAGGTTGCATCATCTATTAAAGAACCAGAAGAAGTCTATTGTGCTACATCAACTGGTGTACTAACACGAGGATTACAAATCGCATGGCCTAATGCTAAGTTTACTTCGGTATGTGTTGCACGTAATATGAAAGACGGAGAACTTGGAAGAGCTACTCCTATCTCTGAACCACTTGCATTTACATCTTCAGAGAAAAAAGAAAACTTGCCGCCTTTTCCTAATATAGATACTTATGATGGAAAAGTTTGGAAGTATATTCCAAAGAACAGTGATAAAGATATTCTATTTTGGAATGTCGGCAAAGAACCTGAACTACATGATGAAACAATATATGATCGTATAGATTCATATAGAGATTGGAAAAAGAATGCAGCCAACTAAATATTACGACGAATTCTTAAGATATTACAATTTAGCAAAAGACCAACAAGGTAAAACAAACCTAGGTTGGCAAGATCCAGCGACTTCAACTGTCGATCCTCTTATGAACAACGTATATCTCTATGATGTAGTTGAAAGATCGTATGCTGGTTTCTCTCAAATTATTCATGACTGTTTCTATGGTTCATCATCTGATCATCCATATTATGAGAAGATGCAGAATCAAAAACCATGGAAAGAACGCAGTATCATAATTAATTGTTGGGATACACAACGTAAACGATATGGACTCGAAGAATGGTTATATATTTTTATGGTTCATCGTATTACTGGATCTGCAATTAATTATGCAACCATTCCTTCAGGATATCACAATAGTGTTTTATTTGATTTGTGGCAAGGTGATACTATTGAAGAGATGGCTGATATCATCTATTCATATGAAAAACCAATGTTCACATCTGTTGGCTATCAGATAGCAGCATTTCCTAAGTTGCCCGAAAACTTGGCAGCATCAGGCATCAAACCTGGAAAATATTGGATGAAGCACATCCTCCCTGGAATGATTCGTGAATTTACTTCGTTTATAGAAGGGAAACAACATTCATTCAGAGAAATGATGTCATGGCTAGAGAACTGGAGCAAAACTAATGGCTATAGAGTATATTGGTTTCATTATGCAGCATTTCTTGCAGATATCGCTGATTGGTTCCCTCATCTTATACATAAAGAATCAATGTTCTTTTATGGATCAAACGCAGTAGAATGTATTTCATATCTAGCCGAAAAACCAGCTGGAATGAAACCACAAGAATTTTTAGATTCGGTAATGATGCAAGCAGAAAAAGACACTGGTGGATTAGCATATAATCTTGAAGATGTTGCTTGTGACTTTATTCGTTGGGTTGAGAACTATGTTCAACCTACTAAACATTATGCACATTTAGATAGAGACACATTATGGTCAACATCTAATATTAAAGATCATCCGAAAGGTAGACAAGAAGCTATGTTAAGATTAGGTCTTGTTGAATCTTTTAATGAAGTAAATAAACATCCATCAGATTATTGGGTTTTAGAACAAAACAATATGTCTGTAGATGAGTATAAACAAAGAGTGTCTGAGATAGATTGGACACAAAAATTTGAGCCAAAAACTAGAGAAACTAGTGTACAACTCGAAGACTTTATGGTATAATATACCTTGTAGTTTTATAATTGGAGAAATATTATATGTCTATAATGGATAAACTAAAAAAGAATAGTAAGATTAAAGATACTGCTATTCTTTCTGATTCTGTTCTTTTCTCTGAAAAGGATATGATCCCAACCGAAGTGCCAATGATTAACGTTGCACTCTCTGGTTCTCTAGATGGTGGTTTAACACCTGGACTGACAGTACTTGCTGGTCCATCAAAACACTTTAAGACATCATTTGCTTTGCTTATGGCAAGTGCATATATGAAGAAATATGATGATGCTGTGATGTTATTTTATGATTCAGAGTTTGGTTCTCCACAATCATACTTCGAAACATTCGGTATTGATGTCAATCGTGTTTTACACACACCTATTACAGATGTAGAACAACTCAAATTCGATCTTGTTTCTCAGCTCGATAATATCGATAGAGGTGATAAGGTTGTAATCGTTATCGATTCAATCGGTAACTTAGCTTCAAAGAAAGAACTCGAAGATGCTTTGAATGAGAAATCTGTTGCAGATATGTCTCGTGCAAAAGCTTTGAAAGGTTTATTTAGAATGGTAACTCCTTATCTTACAATGAAAAATATTCCACTTCTTGCTGTGAATCATACTTACAAAGAGATTGGATTATTCCCTAAAGATGTTGTTGGTGGTGGTACAGGTATTTACTACTCAGCTGATAATATTTGGATTTTAGGTCGTCGTCAAAATAAAGAAGGTACAGATATTGTAGGTTACGACTTTATCATTAATGTGGAGAAATCAAGATATGTTAAAGAAAAATCTAAGATCCCTGTCTCAGTTTCTTGGGAAGGTGGTATCGAAACTTATAGTGGCCTTTTGGATATCGCTCTTGCTGGTGGCTGGGCTTCTAAGCCTTCCAATGGTTGGTATTGCCGTGTTGATCGTAGCACTGGTGAATTGGTTGAACCAAAAGTTCGACTTAAAGAGACGCTTCTACCTGAGTTCTGGGCGCCGATATTAGAAGATAATGAATTTAAAGAATTTATCAAGTCTCAATATACAATTGGTCATAAGTCAATGATTGATGGCGATATTGTACAAGAGGAATAAAACAGTGTATAATATAACCTTTGATGATTATACTTTTTCTGAGAACGAAATGTCTGAAAATTGGGCAGTTCGTTTAAAGACTAAATATAAAGATGTACTATATGAATATGGTAAGGTAAGTGTAAAAGAAACAGAATCAAACGATGGTGTTTTATCTTATCAATACAATATTATTGATAGTGCAGAATATGATGAGAAAGAACTAATTGAATCCGAAGAATTTAATAATTATCTCGGTGCAGTATTAGAACATATTATAACAGATGCTTTTGATAGTGGTAAATTTAAAATAGGCGAAGATGCAACCAACGATACAGACGACAATACTAAGAAATCTCTTCACTAACGAAGAGTTTACAAGACGAGTAATACCTTACTTAAAGAAAGAATATTTTGAAGATGACCATCGTGTTGTCTTCGATCAACTTGTAAATTACGTAAGTAAATATAATAAAATGCCAAGTCGAGAATCTATGATTATAGAACTCGATAATGGTAAAATTTCTCCTGAAAAATTTGAAGCTGCAAGTCATTTAGTTAATGAAGTGACACGTGCTGAACAAGTTGATATGGATTGGCTTCTCGAAAATACTGAAAAGTTCTGCCAAGATCGATCAGTATTTCTTGCTATTATGAAATCTATTGAGATTATTGATGGCAAATCTGATATGACACAGAATGCTATTCCTGAAATCTTATCTGATGCTCTTTCAGTTAATTTTGATCAGAATATTGGTCATGATTATATTAATAATTCAGATGAGCGCTATGATTTCTATCATAAAGAAGAAGATCGTCTACCATTCGATTTAGATTACTTTAATAAGATTACAAAAGGTGGTCTACCACGTAAGACATTGAATATTGCACTTGCAGGTACAGGTGTAGGTAAATCATTGTTTATGTGTCATGTTGGTGCTTCGGCTCTTACACAAGGCAAGAATGTTTTATATATTACAATGGAAATGGCAGAAGAACGTATTGCTGAACGTATCGATGCTAACCTAATGAATATGCCTATCGATCAACTTGAAAAGATTGATAAGGTAACATATGATACAAAGATTGAAAGTATTGCAAAGAAAACAATTGGTAAACTTATTATTAAAGAATATCCAACTGGATCTGCACATGCTGGTCATTTTAGAGCACTCTTAAAAGAACTCAAACTGAAAAAGAATTTTACACCAGATATTATCTTTATCGATTATCTTAATATCTGTGCATCATCGAGAATGAAAGGTATGGGTGGTGCTATTAATTCTTATTCATATATTAAGTCAATTGCCGAAGAATTACGTGGTCTTTCAGTTGAATTTAATGTACCAATTGTATCAGCAACACAAACAACACGTAGTGGTTATTCTAATTCTGATATTGGTCTTGAAGATACATCAGAATCATTTGGTTTGCCAGCTACAGCAGATTTAATGTTTGCTCTGATCAGTAACGAAGAACTTGAAGGTCTTGGTCAAATTATGGTCAAACAATTAAAGAATCGATATAACGATCCAACATCTTATCGAAGATTTGTTATTGGTATCGATAGAGCTCGTATGAAGTTATTTGATGCAGAAGAGAATGCACAAACCTTAATCGAGAATACAACCCCAGCTGCACCACAAAAAGATAAACTTGACTTTAGTGATTTTAAATAGGAAATACTATGTTTCAGAAGATAAAAGAGATGTTTAAAAAGAAACCAAATTATAAAGAGCTATATGAAAATGAGCTTGGAGTAAGTGAACATTGGGAATTTAAATACAATACTCTTGCTAAATCAATAAAAGAAATAGCTGATAAGCTATAGCTATCTAAAAAACGAATAGTAAACGCGCTTTACTATCTAAAAAATTATCGAAAAAAG